CAGAACATAATATTCTTATGCATCCTTTCCACATGCTCGGCGTTGCAGGGGTATTCGGTGGAGCTTTATTCGCTGCTATGCACGGAAGTTTGGTTACGTCTTCGCTCATTCGTGAAACAACTGGGCTTACTTCTCAAAACTATGGATATAAATTCGGCCAAGAGGAAGAGACGTATAACATCGTTGCAGCTCATGGCTACTTTGGGAGACTCATATTCCAATACGCTTCTTTTAATAATAGCAGGAGTTTACATTTCTTCCTTGCTACTTGGCCCGTCATTTGCATATGGCTTACCTCTATGGGAATCTCCACTATGGCTTTTAATCTTAACGGCTTTAACTTCAATCAGTCAGTCGTTGACTCTGGCGGTAGAATCGTTCCCACTTGGGCAGATGTCCTGAACAGAGCGAACCTTGGAATGGAAGTGATGCACGAGCGTAATGCTCACAACTTCCCACTTGACTTAGCATCAACTGAGTCATCAACAGTTGCCTTAACGGCACCAACTATAGGATAATAATATGTGTTTAGGATCACGGACTACACAGAGTCCAGCTGCATCTAATACAAATTACTTTGGCACCAATCCATGGGGTGATACCCCTGGAGGTGCTACACCAGACATCACACCACCTGCTGTAACTACAACAGCCCAAGGTGGATCTACTGGATCAAGTAATTTAAAAATTGGAGGCAGTAAAAAGTCAGCTCCGAAATCTTCTGGAAATAAATCTAGTGGATCTGGCTCAGTCACAACTGGCGGAGTAAATTATTAAGTGTAAGTCGTGGCGACCTGACAGTTCATCATCGCCGCCGTTCACTTCCCTTAACTATCAATGACAGTAACAACAGAATATGGTAAGCAAAATATGTTTGCCAAAGAACCACCTATCGAAGTATTAACTATGAACGACAACGCTGAACTACAGAATGGCCGCTGGGCTATGATCGGAATCTTTGCAGCTTTAGGCACCTATGCCTTTACTGGTCAAATCATTCCAGGTATCTGGTAAATGGAAAACATCTTAATCTGGCAACGTGCCAATGGTAGATTTGCAAT